AGCTTTGCTACCAAGTATGTTAATGATAAACTACTGACATTTGACCCGCAAGGTAAAGTACGTATTAGATTTAGTTTAATGCCACAAAAAATGTCAGACATACATGAGCCTAATACATCAAAGATACATGATAGGATAAATGCTATCAATAGATTTGTAGACGCAGGCTATGATGTACATGTCAACTTTAGTCCTGTCATAGTATATGATGGATGGCTAGATGACTACGCTCAACTATTCAAGGACCTAGACGATGCTGTGTTACATAAAGATAAAGTGTTAGCGGAAGTTATCTTCCTTACACACAACTTTAAAAAACACAAAGTCAATTTACAGAGGCACCCAAATGCTGAAGTAACTCTATGGACACCAGACATACAAGAGATTAAGACGTCGCAATATGGTGGCGAGAACCTCAGATATAAACTTAAATTCAAGGGAAAGTTTATAGAGCAGTTTAAACAACTGCATGACAGTATTATCCCTTGGAACACTATTAGATATATATTTTAATTATGGAACTACCAAAAACTGTGGTAAAGGCGAGCCGTAAATCGCCTAAGAACATGATAATCTATGGTCCACCTAAGATAGGTAAGACTACAGTATTGTCACAACTAAAAGATTGTTTGATTATTGACTTGGAGGATGGCTCCGACATGGTTGACGCCCTAAAAGTCAAAGTTAGCAACTTGAAAGAACTTGGAGAGGTTGGTAAAGCAATCATCAAAGAGGGAAAGCCGTACAAGTACATTGCTATTGACACTATCTCAAAGCTTGAGGAATGGTGTGAAGCTGACGCAAAAGTATTGTACATGCAAACTCCTATGGGTAAAAACTTTGATCAAAAGAACCCTGGCGCATCAGTCCTATCATTGCCTAACGGTGCTGGCTACTTATACTTACGTATAGCCTACAAGAAATGGATAGACAGACTGAACAAGCTAGCGGATCATGTGATTCTAGTTGGTCACCTAAAGGATAAGATGCTTGAGAAGAAAGGTAAAGAGGTTGCTGTAAAGGACCTTGACCTGACTGGTAAGATCAAGCAGATTACATGCGCTAATGCTGACGCTGTTGGTTATATCTACAGAGAAGATGACAAGACTATGGTCTCGTTTAACTCTTTGGACGATGTGACAGCTGGCTCACGTTGTAATCACTTAAAGGGAGAGACCATGCCCTTAGACTGGTCTAAAATATTTATTGATTAACCGCTTAATATTTAAACAAATGATTGAAGCACGCACAAGCAACCCTGGCGAGGAGACGCAAAGAAACCAAACACCAGAAACTATAACCGTGACTATGATTCTAGAAGATCTAGATAATGGTATTGATCGTAATGGTATCAAAGACAAGTATGGCCTACAGGCTTGGGAGGTAAAACAAATGTTTGAACACCCAGCATTAAAAGGCAAAAAAGCTAGGAAAGTACGCAAACTTTCTTTTAACTTTGTTGACGATACAGTTACAGATCCTAACCAGACCAGCATTCCTGTAGAGTCTCCGCATGAAGAGTATACTATTGCTGATACCGGAGAGAATTTAGTAGGAGAAGAAGCTATTAAATATGAAGAAGTAGATGTACACACAGAAGCATCTATGATTGTAGAAGCTACACCTGAGTTAAACCATCTTACTGACTTTGAGCAAGAAGATGACACGGACAGTTTTGATTATTAATTATTAAATTTATTATTTATGGCTATTAAAAGCAATGACAGTAATGTCGAAGTAGCAGGTGGAGGAGTAAAACTATACTCTGGCCTTGCAAATTTTAATGTAATTGCAGTTAACCCTACTATGGCGGAACTGCATGAACTAGGAATCATGGTAAAACAAGATCCTAACTATTATGTAGAACTTAGCGGTATTGAATACTTTAAGCTTACATTCTGGATTAAGAATGATGACCTTACTACAAGGTTTGACATCTTGATGAACGGTAATGAGCGTGTATCTCAGTCTGGTAAGCATCAGTGGCTAAATGCTGTTGGTCAGTCTACATGGTCAGAGGGTGAACCTGAGTACGATTGGTACAAGAAAGAAGGTTTACGTAAAGCACTAGTTGGTGAGGAAACTCTTATCAATTTTGTTAAGCAGTGGGCTAACGTTGCTAATGGTGACGAAGTTTACTTTGATAGTATAGCAAAAATTGTTAAAGGTGATGTAACTGAAGTTAAGGCTTTGGTTGGATTACTAGCAAGCAATGAAGTTAGACTATTGATCGGTGTTAAAGATGGTAAGTATCAAACTGTGTACACAAAAGTATTTGGCCGTGTAAAGCCACAGCGTGATGACATCTTTGCTAAGAATCTTAACGATGAGTACGGCGCGTTCAATGCTGAGTTTGACACTACTCTTGGATGGGGTGTGTTTACTCCTGAACTAGCTGTAGTAGCTCCAGATGAGGAAGATGCCACAGTATCAGAAGAAGACGACTGGGTGTAAGCTCGTAGTCTTTTGGCCAAGTTAAATATGGGGAGTGTAAAAGCTCCCCATTTTTTATATAAATTAGCAAACTTATGATTAAGAGCAGAAATAGTGAAATTCACCTATCGAAAGAGATGGTATTGAGCAGGATAACAGAGATAGATATATTCTCATATTACTGCAGTCCTTTCCAGGATCTCGGCGTACCGTTTTGTAGTGATCTGCGTGAAGATAATAGTCCATCTGTGTCTATTATACTTTGGAAAGGTAGGTTACTATACAAAGACTTTGGTCACCCTGAGCATACCTTTGACTGTTTCTCATATGTATCTTGTAAGTATAATTGTAATTTCTTTGAGGCCTTGCGCATCATTGATAATGATTTTAGATTGGGACTAGCTCACATAAATAGTGCGGCAGAGTTTACAAAAGGTTATATGGCATTTAGATCTTCTAAAGTTGTAAAGCCTAAGCCTGTTGTTATTATTAAGAAGAGATCTAGGCCCTGGATGAAGAAGGACGCAGAGTTTTGGTCAAAGTATTTGATTAGTAAAAAAACTTTACGTACATTTGGAGTCTGCCCTATTACACATTACTGGATTAACACTAACCGGTTCAGTTGTGACCTAAGCTATGCTTATAAGATAGGGACTAAATTTAAAATCTATTCACCTTATGAAGAAATCAAATGGATTAGTAACACTACTAAGCAACATATACAAGGATATAATCAGTTACCTCAAGAAGGAGATCTCTGTGTTATTACATCAAGTCTCAAAGATGTTATGTGCTTGTTCGAAATGGGTATCCCCGCAATCGCCTTGCAATCAGAAATGCAAATGCCCGAAGCCAAGACGATCAAAGAGCTCCAAGAAAGGTTCAAAAAAGTAGTATTATTCTATGATAATGATTTTACAAATCCTGGTAACCCTGGTCAGACTATGGCTGCTAAGATCTGTAAAAAGTATTATCCTATGAGTAATATATATTTACCAGAGGATTATGGATGTAAAGATTTATCAGACTACATAGCTAAGTTTGGTAGGACAGAAGGATTGAAAACGATTATACAAATACAAATATGAGTAATAGAGAAGTAGGAAACTTTAAATATAAAACCAATAAAGAAGTTAGACGTAAGATAGATAAAATTCTACATGACACTGTAATTATGTTTGCCAACCTGGGCACTGGTACGCCGTTAGACGTAGGCAGTAAAGCAGAAGCAAAGAAATTAGAAGTAGAAATGTTAGATAAAATTAAAGATATTGACGAAGACTTTTACCACGACAGGCTTAAGATACAACGCAGTGAAGAGAAGAACGAAACAAACCAAGAACAAGAAAGTTAGAAATGCAGTTTCTAAGGTATACAAAGGCATAAAGTTTAGATCTAAACTAGAGCTATTTACATACAAGAAATTAGAAGAAGCAGGAATAAAATGTTTATATGAGAAGAAGAAATACATTCTCATGGAAGGGTTTCGCTTTGAGCAAGAGAGTATCGAGCCAAGTAATAAAAAAGCTACAAAAGGAGAATATATAAATAACGCTGATAAAGTTAGAGATATTACATACACTCCAGATTTTGTAGATCCTAATGGTAAATGGATTATAGAAGTCAAAGGCTTTGCTAACGACGTCTTTCCTTTAAAATGGAAACTATTTAAGAATCACCTACAACAGACAGGCAACCCGCCTGTATTATACTTGCCTAAGAATCAAGGTCAAGTTTTGAAAACAATTGAATTAATTAAACAACTTTAATTTATGGAATACACAGAAGATTTGCTCATCCGTCTGGATGGGCTTGGGATTGATATGTCTAATGGTCCCGTAGACACTCTTCGTCAGCTAGATCAGCTGTACGAAAGCACAAGGTATAACACATTTGGATACCTTGAAGACTTAAAAAGTTTTGATAAGATTTTTGAGCCTGTTTATGGCTTAGCATTCTTTATACTAGTTAGAGATGCACGCAAGCAATTTAAAAGAGAGCTTGAGTTTTATGACCTAGCAGTAGAGTTAAGAGAAATACACGAACAAACTAAAATTAATAAACATGAGTATAAAAACGATTGACAAACAGATCAAGGGATCTGAAGGTTTAGCAAAGAAGATTAACAAAGGCGCAGAGAAGATGGTCTTTGACATCTTGCAATCAACACAGTATTCTACACCTATCCCGTCTACCATACGTGAGTTGGCTACCAATGGTGCCGACGCACAGCGTGAGAAGGAGATGGCTATAGAAATACTAACTGGTAAAGCTAATGTAGAAGACTATTATATTGAGCGCCATGGCGAGCAATACAGTGATAGTAACTTTGATATTAGCTATTACAGCCTGGATCATTTAGATACAGAGAACAACGACGTACTAATTACATACAAAGAGAATGAAGGAACAGGATACTGCGATGTAGTTACGATAAAGGACCACGGTGTTGGTATTGGTGAACGTCGTTTGGAAGGTGTGCTTGAGCTTGGTTATTCAACTAAGCGTAACACAGCTGAGAACTTTGGTGCGTTTGGTCTTGGTGCTAAGGTTGCATTGTCAACCGGTGTAGATTTCTATACTATAGAGACTGTGCACAATGGTAAGAGGTTCAAGATGAACTGTTACAATTACAAGACAGACTTTATTATACCTGCATTTAACCCAGGACTAGGTCAGTCTAATCCTTACATTACACTTAGTGATGGAACGAAGGTATACTACGAAGATGCCAAAGCAAAGAATCAGACCATAATATCGTTTGGGGTCAAAAAGCACAACAGACGAGATTACCGTGATGCAGTTGAAGAGCAGCTGATGTATATGCCTAACATTAGATTTAAGCGTATTGCAGAAGATGGCTATGAAAGGGAAGAGAATATCCACCCAAAGATTATGCATAACTCTGATAACTTGATTATCTCTGACACATATTTGTTCAGTAAACCTCACATTGTATTGACTAAAGATGTAGGCGCACCAACCGGTGTTAACTACGGCTTTGTTGATTTTCGTGAGCTAGAGATGCAGCAGATGTGGGGACCTATAGCTTTCAAGTGTCCTGCAAGACAAGTAATCAATGACCCAGAAACTGGTGAAGAGATTGTATTGCAAGAGGGTGTAGATGTTACGCCGTCACGTGAGAAGGTGATATGGAATGAGAACACTAAAGAGTATATCAAGTCTGTAATTCAAGCAGCTGCTGATGAGGCTAGTGAGATTGTACAAGAAGAGCTTAAGCAAACAGATTTTATTTCTTGGTTGATAGCTTGTAAGCAAGTCTTGACTAAAGCTGATAGCGGTAGTGTACTTGGTAGATTGTCTAACATCATTGACCAGGAGCAACTCAAGCCTAAGTTTGGCCCAGACCCTAGACTTAAGAACGAATCTGTAAAAGCTTTGTTTGCAGGTATGAAGGTTGAGGTTATAACTAAAGTTAGAGACTACAGAAATGGTGAAGATATTATTGATAGAAGCGCTATTGAGAACTACAGCCAATTGAGAGAAAATAACATCTTTATAATGGGCGAAGAGAATCATAGCAAGTACAAAGATATGTATCTTATACACAAGTGTGAAGGTCCTATTATTTGTATTAAGTCTGCAGAGTTTAGCTCTGGCCTTACTCTTGACTCTGCTGAGAACAAGAAAAGACATGCTAGGCGCATAGCTAAACGTGCTAGAGTTCTTGAGCTAATTACTGAGTCTACTCACAGTCGTAACTATGACGACATGGAGATAGATGAAGAGTGGCTAGAAGAATACAAGGACGAGATTGCTAAAGCTAAGGAGATTGCACAGTTCGAGAACATCACACCAGCTGAACGTCGTAAGATAGAAGAGCGTATGGTTGCATACACTTTTAGATACAACGAAAAGTACTGGCATAGCTCAGGCAGTGATTACCGCTACATTAGAGATAAGATTGAACCAAAGGTAAAAGATCTTATGAAGACTCAGCGTACTACGTACTATGGTACTGCAGCTGATGATGAGAAACTGATGGTAGCTTGCGGCATGATACATCCTTTTGCTCCTAAAATTCGTCAAGTATACAAAGATATGCCTGGGTGGAGAACTCAAGGTGAGGACGATAGACTGTTTTTCTTTGATACTCCAGCTGTTAGACTTGGTAATGGTGAGTTTACAAAACCAACTACTACAACTAATGATAAAGGTGAGGTATATCACAATATTAATTTTGATTGGGATACACCACAGATTATCAGAGTCTCACAGAGCAATGTTAAACACATTAGCATGAACCCTAATGTTAAACACATTGATGAATTCTTTTTACAACTAACACCTAATGGAGGATACACTATGGATGAACATGCAATTAAGTGGTACACTGCGGATAAGATGAAGAGTATCACAGATAAGACATATTTATATTGTCTTAAGGATATTAATCTAGATTTGTTTGAAAAGTATGAGGCTGTATATAATGCAGCTGATGTAGATGTAAGAACAAGTCAGTGGATGAAAGACACTGAGGTATTCGCTATGGTCGAGAAGATTGTGGAAATGCATAACTTCTGCAAAGATAATGATGATGCCGCTGCTATACAGCAGAAGAGTCGTGAGTTATTTGTGCTAGATGTACCAGAAGCTGTTGGTCAAGACCAAGAGTTGATGGATAAGTTTGATGAGCTTGAAGAGTGGTCCGAAGGTGTGCATACACTATTGGATTGTATTCCTGATGTAAAATACTCTCCTAACTCTGATTACGGTTTGGATCAAGACCTTATCAAAGAACTTAAAGTTTACCTGGACGCTAAAGGTAGACTAGATTGGTAAAATAATTGTGGGTGTACAAGAGCATAAGTCCTGCCGAGGCAGCATGTACTTAATTGAAAATCAGACAGTTGCGTCGCTCATTTTCAGCCCTAATTATTTGTATAATAGAAAATTTTATAGTATATTTAACCCTAATTAATTAATTAAATCATGATTACAATTAATGTTATTGAGAACCAAATATCTGGTTCGTACGGCGATACGCCGTTTAGTGTCAACTACTCCGAGGACACTTATAGAAAAATGATGGAGTTATCTGACAGACAACAGTCTGTTACAACTATGGATGAGTACAATGCACTCATGGAAGAGTTTGCTAAGCTTACCATCCAAGACTACAAAACAACTGTAGAAACTGAATGCGAATGGATTCATGTCAATGAAGGTACCGGTGAGTTCTTCTTGAAGCATGAGGGTGTGGTATCTAGTATACCTATGCCAGAAGCTTTGGTTGACCGTATCTTTGAATCACTTGATAAAGGTGTAGACTTTAGACCACTTGTAAAGATGTGGATTAGATTCTTACGTAACCCTATTCTTCGTCAAAAGATGAACGACTGTAACTGTGAGACAGGTGAGAAGTTTACTGAGAAGTTCTTCAACTTTGTTAACTTACAGTATGTTCATCCTAAACTCAAAGAAGAGTTGATAGAAGAGCACGGATTGAGTGAAGAAGTTGCTGAGCGTAGAGCTACTATGTATCAAATGAAGATTACTAGAGAAGGTTTACTTAATGGCTACAAAGTATCTGAAGAGATTATGCATAAGTATGACACAGAAACTGGAGAAATGATAGATCGTTACAAGCGTACATTCAACCCTGATACAGGCGAGATTGAAGAAGGCGGACTGCCTGAGTTTGTAGAAGATAGATTGTTTCAGCCGGCTATTATGGGTGATAGAGGTGATGCATTTTACTGCGAAGGCCCTAATGGTTATGCTAACCCAGGACACTTTATCAAAGTTGGTTGCACACACAGATTACCAGACTGGTCTTATGTAAATACAAACGACAATGCATCTTGTGTTAAAGGTTTACACTTCGGTGGTCTTAAGTACATTGCATACTACAGCGGTGAGATTCACAATATTTTTGTTGATCCTATGCATGTTGGTGCAGTGCCTGACGATGAGACTGGTGCAATCAGATGCTTACAGTATTTTGTACATTCATCTCTAGCTGGTGTAAACGGTAGCATTTATCACAGTTCTACTTATGCAGCTAAAACTGATGCTGAGTGGGAAGAGATGCGCAAAGAAGCAGTTACAGCATACACAGAAACTATGGACATTTGTCAAGATGATATTGCAGAGATTAATTCTCTGTAATTGTTTGTGTATTTGTTTTCATGATGTGAGAAGGGGAATTAGCGTTCCCCTTTTTACGTCTTAACCTTATAAATTTATTAATATGAAAGTAGCACTTATAGATGCAGACAGCCTACTGTATTTTGAGATGGGTAAAGATACCCTAGAAGAGGCAATTGAAGGTTTAAACCAAAGAATACAACAAATACTTATTGAAACAGAAGCTGATAGCTACATAGGATACTTAACACGCGGCAAGTGTTTTAGGTATGACATTGCAAAATCTAAACCATACAAATACAATAGAAAACACGGAAGTAAACCACCAATATATTATGCACTTGATGCTTATGTACAACAAGATCCTTGGAACTTTAGGTCCTTTAGCGGCTTAGAAGCTGATGACCTTGTAGGTATAGCTCGTCAAATGCTAGACAAAGACTGTGTGATATGTAGTCCTGATAAGGATGTACTATGTCAACTACCTGGTAAACATTATAACTATCAAAAAGCAGAATTTCATGAAACAACAGATGAACAAGCTCGTGACTTCTTATGGAAGCAGGTTCTTATGGGCGATAGCACTGATGGGATACCTGGTATTCCTGGATTGGGTATCAAAACAGCTGATGCAATTATTGATAATATGCCCAGCGTATTGTCACACCATCAAGTTGTATTGTCTCAGTATCTAGCAAAGTTTAAATTAGATGAAGGTGTATCTAGATTTTATGAAACGTTTAAACTTGTTCGCATGCATACTGATATAGACATAGCAGCTAAAGATGTTGGTGAGATACCTGAACATCTTTTTATGCCTGAACCTTTTCAATTACAGGAGGCAGACGCATGGGAGTAAAGAGTAAAGAACAGTTTTTGATAGCACGAGACCCTCGTAGTTTTAGTGTTGTAGGAGATGTGTCTGATATAGTTCCAGTAGTTATAGGAGGCAGTATTATGTCTCTTCAAATGAACGATAGAACTATTACTTTACATGAGACTGTAGAGGTAAGTAAAAAGCCTTACAAGATAAACAAGATAGAGTCTGAGATAGTTAATGGTAAGATACTGTACAATTGTAGTATAGTTAGACTTACCAAATCTTCTTTGTTCTTACTGCCTATGCTAGGCGGTACTAGAAGGCTATATATGTGGGACAAGTTGTTTGTCAATGCATTTATTAATGCTGACCAGCATCAAAATTCTATCTGTCTCTTGTACAGATTTTCAGGTGATACTATCTTTCTAAAGTTTGAACAAGCTCTTAAGAAGTTTAGAACTTTTAAAGATACATATGACCCATCACCATACTTTGTTATGTTTGTATTTGATATACCTAGTAATTATATAGAACAGTTTAATTTGTTTGTTAATGGTAAGTACTCTAAGTTTAGCCCTGAGTATAAGAGTAAGATTATGGAGTTCCATAGTTTTAATATACATGGGGAGATGGCGCAGATCTTGTTTCAAGACGAAAAGCGCAGGCTTAGACTACAAGAAGAACTTGATGCAGAAATTGAACCTGGCTCAGAGTTACTAAGCATTATTGATATAGAAGAAGAAACGTTTAATCCAAAAATTTATATATGAGTGGAATAAAGAATCAAGTGGGGGATTGGTATCCTCTGCTTGAACCAATAGTTACATCTGACTATTTTAAAAAAGTTATTACACAGATTAAAAAGCAAAAAGCTATGGGTCTAAAAATATACCCAGATACAAAAGTTACTTTTCGTGCTTTTAAGATGTGTCAATTTGCAGATGTTAAAGTTGTTATACTTGGACAAGACCCGTACCATGATGGTAGCGCAACAGGCCTAGCCTTTGCTAACAGTGATCAAAGTCCAAGAATGAGCCCTAGCCTACGTTGGATAACCAAAGCGATTGAGCATGACTATGATACGTTATGTGTTAACTTTGATGTTACTTTAGAGGAATGGGCTAACCAGGGAGTGTTATTACTTAATACTGCCTTGACCGTGGTGAGCGGCAATGCCGGATCTCACGTGGCTCTTTGGGACAAGTTTACCAAAGATTTTATACAGCATCTTTCAGAACAGAAAGATAATGTTATATTTGTACTATGGGGTAAATATGCTCAAGGTTATGCTAAATACATTAAAGGAAATAATAAAATTGTTACTGCGCCACATCCTGCTGCCGATGCTTATACTGCTGGGCGTGCTGGGTTTCACACTAGTGGCACATTTAGGAACATTAATTCTTTTCTGTCTGATCCTATTAAATGGAACTCGAACTGTGGTGAGCCTTTACCTCGTGAACTTAATGAAGCACCTTTTTAAAATTAAATTATGAAACGAGAACTAGTTAGAATTATCAAAGAGTGTGGTCACCGCGGCAAGTTGGGCCACATCTACGAGGTAATAGAAAAGAATCCACTAGATGGGTTTAAACTAGTCATGCCCGGCAAGACTCAGTTTACTTTCTATTACCCAGTTGACTGTTGTGAAACAGTAGAACCTGGAGCATGCACTGTTCCAACTAAAGAATCTGTACCGTTTGACGCTGCAAAGTGGTCACAAAGTATACAGGCTTTAGAAAGCGCATATACTAAAGAAAAAACCAGTTGGCAAGTCCCTGAGAATGCAGATTTCGGATGGCACCTTGATAAAGTGGCCAAATCCGTTACTGATTTATTGAAGGAAAAGAACGCTGCATATGGAAATAGCGCGTTAAACCCTGCAAATATATTTAGTAAGCTTGATGCTATAGAATCTTTACTTGTCCGTATGGATGATAAGGTTATGCGTATCAAGAACCGTGGTATCAATGATGAAACAGAGGATACCGTTACAGATCTTATTGGCTATCTATTCTTATTGAAGATGGCTATGGAACGTAAGAAATAATTATTTATACGATCCTCCTAGGAAATACTGAGCCGCTTCTTCAGGGGTCCTACTTTTGTTAAGACCTCTGAGGATAGGCATCAGGTCCTCAAAGTTTTTTTGAATTTTTCTATCTCCTTTTTTATATCGACCTGTATCTCTTTGATAGAAGATAGCTTTGTCTTCTACAGGTATACCTATTGCATTCATACCTTCCAGCGCTATTTGATCTAGTAGTTTTAAGCC